AAGCGAAGCTATGCGTGGCAGTGGGTTCTGCCTTGACTGCCGCCCGGCGAATCTATCGCCCGAGCATGTACAGCGCCGCCCGTACGAGTTGACGTGCATGCTGTGCGGCTTGACGCATGACGTGGTACTGGCTCAGGACGTAGTTGTATGGCAGGCAGTGAAGTGCGGCAACTGCGGCGGCAGGATGCTGCTGGAACGCGAGGACATAGGTTTCAACGGCACCGGCAAAGCAGCGATCAGGTCGTGGTAGTTGCTGAGCTAATCAAGGCGCTACAGGCGATGCCGCAAGACCTGAAGGTTATCAGCGAAGGCTGCGATTGCACGACAGATGAGATAGAGGTATTGCTGCTCTCATACGATGCGGCCTACGGCTGGAACAGTACGACGGGCGACCCGACAGTGCTGATCGGGCGGCTCGGCAACCGCGAGCCAAGGGGCGAATAACGTGGTAAAGGCAACGCAGCGCTGCCCGGTGCATGAACGCGACGAGCCATGCGACACGGAGTGCAAGCCGTTACGCGTCGAGTTTCGCGCGCTGAATATCATGCTGTGGCAATACTGGCGAGACAGAGCCAAGGGCCGACAGCCCGGTAAGGTGCATGCGAGTCGAGTTTCGCGGCGGGCCTGAAGACGGTCACACGGAAGACTTGGATGCGCCGTTACCGCAGACGTACACGTTTGCTCGTCTAGCGGAGCCACTGAAGCTACGCGAGCGGCCAGAGGACTACGCAGCGGTCAAGGTGACCAGGCTACTGTACATCCTGCGCGATGGTAACTACTGCTACGCGGGCGAAAGTTGACAAAACAAGCCGTTGACCGTAGGATTCGTGGCACTGGCGAAAGCGTGCTCAGAATTCGCCGTGGCACATCCTCAAACGATCTTCAAGGGTACGCTCAGTGAGGCGGCAGAGTTAGAACAGGCAATCAAGAACAACTGTGCCTGCAAGTTCCGATCAGACGGTGCATTAGATCAGCCGTGTGCGCCTCATGTGATGATGGTGATAGATCAGAAGGCGCTAGACCATCTGCTGTTCATGAAGCATCTAGCTGGCAAGCTAAACTGGCGAGATCACGTTGCGTAGCTGGCGTGTCCATAGTTGTTTGCTGGACAGCAAGTGCCTGGAGCACGGCGTACCGCTCCGCTTATATGTTCACACGCCGTGGGGTGCGCTGATTATCGCGCTGACGTGGAGCGCAAGAACGCAAGCATGGCTACCGCTCTACGGCTATACAAGCTGGTGGCTACCTATCGTGTGGCAGCCTCATGCATAGGTCGTTCGTACTAGAGCACGGTCTAACGATCTGCTCGCTATGTTATGTGCAAGTGGCCGTGTCTAGAGAAGCAAGAAGAAATCAAGCAGCGGATTAGCAGCAGCGTGCTATTGAGTGCGTGTGCTCAGCCAGAGCTACCTGAACGGCCTGAGCAACGTACGCCTTGATTTCAGGATCGGCCATGCCTTCCGAGAAGTCGTCAAGGCATTCGTTGATGGCAGATTTGATGGCGGCGCAACAGCATTCCTCTAGCATGGGAATCCCAACTGGACAGGCATAGTGTTTCTTGCGCTGAGCACGGTATCGCGCCACTCAAGAGCGTAGTGCAGATGATTGTTACAGGTGCCCTTGTCGCACCTGATTTGTAGTCGTCGTGCGTTGAAACTCCAAGCCATGCTATCTGAACTTGTCAGGAACGAAGCCAGTGCCTTTACTGCGGTTGTTTTGAGGCCGAAGCCGTGAAGACAAATGCCGTGACGGTTTAGTTCGACCAGCAGATCAATTGCACCGCGAGTACCCTGGCGACGGCAGACGCTACCGATGCCGACGATAGGTAAAGTGCGTAGTGCGATACCCGCCCGTTCGTACATCTCAACGTGATGCAGGTAGTCAGGTACGTTCCATCCCTGCAACACTGGCAGCCACGGCACCTCCGGTGCGCGAGATCGTAGCTCTAGGTAGCTTGTGATGCTTCGCTGTTGGTGCTCACGAATGCTGAAGCCAGTTTTCTCTAGGATGAACGGCTCGCACATCCAATCCTGAGTAGCTGCCCATGCGAGTTGGCCTATCTCATTGCTGTAGCGGCGAACGGCGGCGATGTATGTACTAGGCGCTGTTCGCCACTCACCAAACAGGCTTAGTTCAGAGAATCCTCCCGAGTCAAGTGTCCAGGGTGACTGTGCGCGCGGGAAGGTCTTGCGTCCCGCCAGGCGTCGATGTGACACCATGAGCGGCACATCAGTTAGCGCTAGCCAGTTTGGGTGATGGACGCCTAGCCAGAATTGCACGCCAACTCCACAGTACAAGTATCGCGAGCACGGTCATCCATGTCTTGCCGACGATCTGACCGAGTAGAAAGTCGAGTGAGCCGAAGGCCAGCCAGAGAAATAGCGCGGAATCTACCACGAGGCCGACAGCGTTTGACGCTGCGACTGCGGCCAGCCAGCGACGTTCACGCAATGGTGAGTAGACGAGCAAGTCGGCAGTCTCGGATGCGAGGAATGCCACGCCCGAAGCGAGTGCGAGCGGGCCACTGAGAAAACCTGACAGAGTTGCGCCAGCCACAATGGCGAAGTACGTCCAACGCCTGCCGAGTGCGTCTTGCGTCAGGTCGCGGAAAGTGAAGGCTAAGCCGGCGAAGTAGACGCCGGCTGGTGCCATCAGGCCAAAGCCGACTGGCACCAGCCCGAAGGTAGTGATGGCCCAATTCGCCGCGAAGATTGTGGCGATGTACGCGACTAGTGGACTGATTCGAGTAAATTGGCTTCCCATGCGTCGTAGTCCCTTTCGTAGAGTGCTTCGTCGGTCATATACGGTCGGAGTAGTTCAAGAATACGCATCTGAGCACGGTCCCAAGCGTGGTAGTCGAGTTGCATCGCGGCGAATGCCTCTGCAGCAGGTTCGACCTGGCGACGTACCTCATCGCGTATTTCGGCGGGGAATCCGTCGAACTCATCCTCGGCCAGTTCCAGAATGCGAATGTCCTCCTCATCGCCGGTGGTGATGTTCCTGATGGTGTAGTCGATCAGATATTGATTCATGCGACACCTTCCCGTTTCGCCGGCAGTTCTAGCCGGCAGATAGCCTTTTGATCGCCAACGGAGACTTCGACCCAAACCTGGCGAGCGTCATTTGGGAACCAGCCGCAAACCTCGACTGGCGAGATTGCGCGAACAGAAATTACTAGATCATCCTTGTTCATGAGTTGCTCCTGCGATCCAGAATCTCGCGGCGGTCCGAGTCGTTCAGCGTCTGGCTTGTCAGCACCCAATCGAGCGTCATGTGAGCGAAGCATTCGTCGGCCGCACTTTCGCCATCGAAGCCGTCTGCGTTCCTGACTGCGGCTTGGCAGTTGATGCATGCCTGTTTCATGTCTGCATACTACGCCATCCGAGAGAATCTGTCAATACTTGTCTTAAGATTGGTTAGAATTGCCGGCAGGTAAACCCATTGCCACGTAAACCAGTAAACGTCAAGAACCTGGCTAGAGACGCGCAGGCGCTAGAGCTACGAAAAGCAGGCGCGTCCTACGATCAGATTGCTCGCCAGCTAGGCTACGCTCAGAAGTCGGGCGCGCATCATGCGGTCAAACGAGCGCTCAACGCAGTACTTGCTCAGCGCGATCAGTCAGCACTGGAAATGCGAGAGTTAATCCAGGCTAGGCTCGACACGATGTTGCTCGGCATCTGGCAGCCGGCAACTCGCGGCGACGTTCAGGCAATCAACGCGGTACTTAGAATCGAAGAACGCCGAGCCAGCATGATTGGGCTAGACGCACCAAAGCGTAACGAGATCAGCGGCAGAGACGGCGCACCAATTCAGGTAGAGCAGGATGTCAACCTCACTCTCAGCACTGAGCAGCGAATTGAGCGAATACGTTACCTCATTGAATCCCAGCGCTCAGAACCTGCTCGATCTCTACCTTCAGGACAACCCGATCTGGACGCCGCAGAAGGGTCCACAAACGGACGCGTGGCTTAGCCCGGCAGATGAGTTGTTCTTTGGTGGGCAAGCCGGCGGCGGCAAGTCAGAGCTAATCCTAGGCTTGAGCCTGACGGCTCACAAGCGCAGCGTAATCTTCCGCCGCAACTTCACACAGTTTCGCGGTGGCGAGGGTCTAATTCAAAGGGCGTACAACGTTATAGGCAAGCGAGGCCACTTCTCTAGCCGTATCAACGGCTTCTTGCTGAACGATGGCAGGACAGTCGAGTTTGGCGGGCTAGAAGACCTGACAGCATTATCAAAGTGGCGCGGCAGACCGCACGATGGTCTGTTTTTCGATGAATTAGCCGAATTCAATGAGCAGATGTACTTGTTCTTGATTGGCTGGCTGCGTACGACTGATCCAACTCAGCGTACGCGGGTAATTGGTGCAGGCAACCCGCCAGCCAGCGTTGAGGGCGAGTGGGTTATCCGCAGATGGCGACCGTGGCTAGACGGTCAGCACAGCAATCCGGCAGCACCGGGTGATCTGCGCTGGTTTGTCAGGCTAGACGACAAAGACACTGAGGTTGAGTCTGATAAGCCGGTCGTATTCAAAGGCGAGACGCTCACGCCGAAATCAAGAACATTCATACCCGCCTCATTGAGCGATAACCCGTACTTGGCACGCACCGGCTATAACGCACAGCTACAAGGCTTGCCCGAGCCGCTGCGTAGTCAATTGCTGTATGGCGACTTTTCAATCGGAATCAAAGACGATCCTTGGCAGGCGATTCCTACGCAGTGGGTTGAGGCGGCAATGCGCCGCTGGACCGATCAGCGACCTGAAGGGCCGGCAACCATGAGTGGCCTGGACGTAGCTCGCGGTGGTAGCGCGAAAACGGTACTCAGCGAGCGTGTAGGAGCATGGTTCGCACCGCTGATACGGTTACCAGGCAAGGATACGCCTGATAGCGCAGAGGGCGTCCGGCTAGTCTCTGAGAGTGTTCTACGTGGCGCGGTGGTCAACGTAGACGTTGGTGGACCGGGCGCAGCAGTAGTAGACATGGCTCGCCAGGTGGTGCCGTACGAACGAGTCGCGGCGATCAACTTCGGCTCAGGCACCAAACGACGAGACAGAACGAACCTGCTGCGGTTCACCAACCTCAGAGCGTTGATGTACTGGAGTCTCAGGGAGGCGTTAGACCCCGAGAAGGGCGACGGCATAGCCTTGCCGCCTGATCCCGAGTTGAAAGCTGACTTGTGTGCCGTCAAGTACGGGTTGAGGGTGAACGGCATACAGATGGAAGACAAAGACGATATCGCAGAAGTGTTGGGCAGAAGTCCCGACGCTGGCGATGCGGTAGCTTTGTGTGCGCTACCGCAACAGCCAGTCGTAGCGTTCTACTGAGGAGGTAGAGCAATGGTTAGCGAGTTGGCAAAGCGGCTAGATGAGCAGTATCCGGGCTGGGCAGAGCCAATCGACCTTGAGACATTGAACATGGGCAACGCGGCACGCTGCGTGATCGGTCAGGGCGTAACCGGCGGCAATCGGCTGGCGTATCCGGACGCGCTGAAGACGTTGCAACGGGATACTGACCACGGCAATATCGCCGGCTACTTCTTGACCCGCTACGACACCGAGTGGCGAGCCGAGATCAAAGCACGCCGCAACTAGTTGCTCGTCAACGTCGATCCGCAGAACCCGGCTAACACTGCCTCGCCGGCAGAAATCAAACAGGCAGGGTTCGGTGGCGTACGGCTTGTCAGTCGAGTAGCTGTAACGGCAGCCGCCTGGGACTTTCGAGATGCCGGGCTATTCGTGCTTGCGGCAGTCACAGAGGAATCGGGCGGCTTCTTGATCCCTGACTGCGACCTGTATCAGATAGGCAACGAGCCGGATATTGACGGTACAGCAGACAGCATGAGTGCAACGCAGTACGTCGAGTACTTGAAGCTGTATCGCGGTACGTACCCTGACTTGCCGATGATTACCGCCGGGCTAGCGAGCAATCAGCCGCAGTACTTGAGAACGGTACGAGACGCCGGCGGGTTGACCGGGTTTCTAGGCGTTGGTATGCACTACCCGTCTAGTCAGTCGGCTATGACGAGCATGTTGCGGTACTCGGATAACTTGCCGCTGTACGTGACCGAGTGGAACTACCCGGCGCATCTGATCCCTAGCTACAGGCTGATGCTGCGTCAGACGCGCGTAGCACTCGATTGCTGGTTCAGTTGGGGGTATGACCGCTGGGCGTTGAGCAATGCACAGAAACGCGCTCTGAGCGCATAATGAGGCATGTGGAGATATTGGTGCCGCTGGTGCAAGACATGGTGGCAAGCGTCGATACCGCGCGAGATGGAACGCAGCCTGCGGCGTTATCAGACGTACAGCTACATGCCGCCGGAGACATGGACGCTCCCGGAGACGTGTCCGACGTGCCAGAGGCCGGCAACGCAGCGTCTGCCGACAGAAAAGATTGGCGCGAGCTAGAACGAGATCGACCTAACAAGATTGCCGCCGGCCTTTGGCTTTGCGACCATCTCGGGCGTCTTCATGTCAGGACGTATCAGTTTGTGCCTAAGCCGCCACGGATTCATGCCTGGCGGCAGTACACGCGGACGAATCAGTTCAAGTCTTGATCTGCTCAGCAACCCACTCGGCCGAATACTTCTCGGCTTCTTCCTTGTAGATACTGCTGATCGTGTGGGTGAGTCCGTGCATATCGTCAGCTACGTCCCACTCGTTGACCGGGTGTTCTTCCCATGGGTGAACCTTGTACGACCACGTTTGCTTGTGCGAAACGGCTTTGTCCCTGACTGCGACACGCACGACCCACACGAGTTGATCCGGCCCCGGCGCAGAGTCAAACAGCGGAAATTCCTCTACGTCTAGCGGGTCAGCAAACTCACTTTTCCTGGCGTTGTACTCGGCGCAGTAAGCACTAGCCGCTTCTTTGGTTGTGAAGCCGCAGACGACGCGATAGTCGCTGTACGAGCCGGACGTAGCGAGATAGACGCTAGTCATAATCCCACCGGTGAGACTTGTGTAGCTTGTCTAGTTTTTCGGCCCACTCTTTGGCTGGGCGTGTTGTATAGCAGACGTTGCATAGATGCTCAGCCGGGTCGCCAATCGACTCAGCGACTTCTGAGGATGTGCGTTCTTCGCTACAGAGCGCGCAGATGAAGGTAGCCTTACCTGCGGCGGCGCAGTCTTGGCAAATCGGCTCACCGTCGCGGTCTACTGAGTGTGACCGGTAGCCCCACCCTGCGGCTTGTCGCTGTGCTTCAGCGTTGTAGAAGACGTAGACGGGCCAGGGAGCAGAGTGGGAGTTAGTGATCATTGGCCGGCTACAAGTAGTGCATAGTGGGAATTCAGCGAGGATAGTCGCGTACACGTACGATGCGTGCCGCTGGACGATCTCGGGCGTTGGATCGAGTGTCATGGCTTGGCAATCCTTAGCAGCGCGGCCTTGTACGCAGCTACGCTAGCCGGCCCGTCAAGAGCCGCACGTACCTCAGCCTGGACACGCGACCAGTTTTGATTACAGAGAATCAAACGTTGCTCGTGGTCGCACGGTTGATTGGTTTGATTCTCGGGTTGATTGTTTTGATTCTTTCGTGGTCGGCCTGCTCCGGGCCGCGCGCCGCCTCTAGGCATAGATTGATTATACGGTTTTCAAACATTGATTGATGGAGATTCAAAAGACTTGCCAGGATTAGGACGGCTCCATGCGCCGGACGTACGCGATACCAACTACCTGATGGTGGCGACGCCGCGTGCTATTGCGGTGGTGGCTCGGCGCAATCACTTGTGGGCGTACTTTGACGCACCGCTTGACCAGGGCAATACCGGGACGTGCGTAGCGCATGGCTGGAAGCACTGGCTGAGTGCTGCGCCGGTGATTCAGTCAGACGTAGATGAGCCGCCGTATCCGTTCGATATGTACGACGAGATGATCTTGCTGGACGAGTTTCCTGAGAACGATCACGATGCGGACCGGCAGATGGGCACTAGCGTCCGCGCCGGCGCGAAAGTGTTGCAAGGCAAGGGCTATCTCAAGTCGTATAGCTGGGCGTGGAGCGTAGAGACGGCAGCCGACTGGCTCGCTGGGATTGATGCTGAGGGCAGGTTCGTCGGCGGGCCGGTCGTGATTGGTGTTGAATGGCGCGACGGTATGTGGAACACCGACTCTGAAGGCTTCCTGCGTGTATCCGGCAACGTAGTTGGCGGGCATTGCGTATGCTTGCTGGGCTGGAACGAGAAGCGTGGCTTTGCGTACGGCATCAACAGTTGGGGCACAAGCTTCGGTGTGCGCGGCAGGTTTTACCTGGCCGGGGAGGATTTCAAGAAGCTGATGCAAGAAGGTGGCGAAGTCTGCACGAGCGCTGAGGTTCGTCTTGGCTAACTGGTCTATCGGACAACTTGCGAAGTCGGCGTGGTCGGTTGCGACCGGCGACTACCTGCAACGCAAGTTCACGCCTGCTGACCCGACTGTTGAATGGCAGTACATCCAGCACATTATCGAGACTGCTGGAACGACGCGGTACAGCGACGTTGATGGCAACTCGGCAGTGTTCGC